CTATCATCGCCGATGTGTAGAAGCTGAGTGTATGTGGCGGAAATTGAGTCGCCGGTCAAATCTGTGTTTGCCGCCATTTATTTCTTCGCTTTCTTTTTCTTTTTCTTTTCGTTGCCGTCAGCGTCGCATTCGACGAATCTGTCCTTCAAACTTCCGAGATCATGAAGCACCGGATCGTAAACGATGACTTTTCCGTTTGGCTTTTTGAAATACATAATCATTCCTTTCATTTTTAGCGGATCGAGGCGGCAGCAAGCCGCCCCGAACCAATACAGACGTTTAGCTTACGTCGTGAAGCATGTAAACGCCGAAGTTGTCGTATATTTCGACCGCTGCGGCATTCAGGACACCGACATACTCGGTGGCGCGTGCCGAAGCATCGCGCTGCTCTTCGATTGAGATCGGACCGCTAAATCCGAAGCCCATTCCCATAGCACCCTTTGAAAACATACCGGCTGCTGCATCGCCGCCGGAAGATACGTCTTCATCGATTTCTGCTGACCAATACACATCTACGCCTGCGACACGGCCAACGAAGCCGTTTGCAAGTGCTTCAGCAGATGTCGGATTGTCCGCCATCTGGCTTCCGGAATTGGTATTGATGAGAAGCTGCAAGAGTCCCTTTGGTCCCCACACGCCTTTCGGTGAAAGCACCAGGTTGTACGGCATTGCCGCCCCGGCTGCATGAAGCTGACGGCTTGCGCCGAATACATGCGCCAAAGTGAGTGATGTGCCGGCTGATGATTCTGTCTGCGAGAAGCCGCTAAAAAGCGAAACGAGTAGATCGTCTGCTTTTAAGGCAAGCTCATGACCGATAATCTGTCCGACATCGCCCGTCAAATTCTGAGGGCTGGACTGCTTTGCCAGATCAGTAATGTCAGAACGGACGATATATTCCGCAATCGTCGCCTGTGCTTTTGATACTGTTCTGGTTGTGGTTGTTGAGTAATCCGTTCCATCCGTACCGCTGCCTACATTGGAAGACGCAGGCGCGCCGTAATATGGAAATGATACTGTACCTGATCCCTTCGGTGCAGATGCACTCGTTACCAGAGGAATCATTACACCGGATTCCTGAAACGCAATAATAGCGTCAGCAAGAATTTGTTCACCGGCCTGAATATCAGATTTTTTTGTTACTGCCATGTTAATCCTTTATGATTTTTCCATGTTCATCAAAATTGACACCAGAGAAATACTTTTTAGCCGGCGGTTTCAAGCCACGCGTGCGGCGGTCGTAACGCTCTTCCATCAGATCGACCATATCCATCCGGTCCGCTTTCGATCCGTAAATCTCAACGTCCGGCTGGCCTTCAGAATCGGTCTTAACAACAATATCGTTGTTTGGATCAACGTCCACGCCTGCAATCGTGTCTTTTTTCCCGTCAACTATCAAATATATTTCCCCAAATAGATGTCTTCTGCTGCTCGTCGCGCATCTTCTTGTATCCTTTGGGATCCTTCAGCGCGAATTCCTTTAAGGATTCGTATCCGCCGAAGTCGCCGCTTCCGGGCGTTCCTGTCTGGATTTTCAATGTGCGAGTCGCAACCTTATCTACATGCGCCTCTAATTTTTCGAGAGGCATGTCTTCATAGATTGCACGGTCATCTTCCGGCAGTTTCGCAAGAAGCGTATCCCTGCGTGCCGCCTGGTAAGAATCAAACGCATCCGCCTTTTTCTGTGCTGATTCAAGTTTGGAATTCAGATCGCTTACAACCGTGTCGTATTCGCCCTTTGCTTCCAGATCCTTCAGCTTGCCGGCTTCCTTTTCGTCCGTGATGGACTTCCGGATGTCCGAGAGTTCAGACTTCAGCGTATTCTTTTCATCGACAAGTTCCTTGAACCGTGCGTAAGGTACTGTATCAACGGACTGCTTTTCATCGGCAGCAGTATTGCCGGTGTCCTGTTTTTCGTCCTGGACTTTGACTTCTTGTTCACTCATGTTTACCTCTTGTTTGAGTTCATTTCCCTATATTGATTTCAATGGAATCACGCTCATATTCTTTCACGTTTGAATCCACCCTTTTATCAATTCTGTGTACAATATCGGCTTCAATCCGATTCAAAACTTTCTTGTCGAACAAATCGTATCCTCGCCTTGCGTTTGATTCCGCTTTTGCCGCATTCACGCCAGAGAGTCCGATCTGTACAAAATCTTTTCCCACCTTCGTCCGCTTCAGTTCGCCTAACATCTTGCCGGTCAGCGTTAAATCCACGAATGATGTTTGCGTGGATGAAATAGATGCACCCTTCGGCCCTGCTTTTCTGCTTGCTTTTGCTTCGGCGTAATCTTTTGAATACTTGCCCTTCAGGATTCCGCCACGCACATATTCACGCACCTTGTTTGCAGCATGATCGCCGATGTCCTTCCAGCTTCTTAACGGAACGGTCGGTAAATCTCTTGCTCGTAAAACTTTAGGCACGCGCAGCCACCTGATTTCTTAAATCTTTTTCCGGATACTGAGCCTCATCCGTATAAGGCACGAATTCATGCCGGCAGTTAAAATGTCCGCCGGATGTGGAAGCGTCGCCGAATTGCGAATCAATATCCGCCATTGTCATCGGCCCGGCTGCCGAAATCTCTAAACAAATATCACTTGTCCTGTCATCCACCGGTCCGTCGTAAATGTAAAGTTTGTCCTTCGGTGCATTGTTCGCCATGTCGCGCGTTACGGTGCGTGAGAATCTTCTGATGGAATCATTCACGATCTGATTCGCTGTTGTTTCACTCATTCCCAAGTTCAGCAATGATTCGGCGAATACAGTTTCACTTTGCCTTCCGATAATGGATTCGATCATGAGCCGCTTCATGATTTCCGCCTGTTCGCCGATCTTGGATGAAAAGAAATCCGCATCCATCTTAATCAATGAATTGAGTGTGCTTTCCGGAACGGTGGCAAATGCTTCCATGCCTTTGAGCGTATTGATATAGTTCTTCGTAATTGCACCGAGTTCGCCGTTCAGCTTGAAATCATCCAGCAGCAATGTTTTCATATCCAAGTCTATAAGTTCTTTTACAATCTGTTCGGGCGGCAGTTTGCTCGCCTCAAATCGTCCGTACATAGACGAGACAAGTTCCAGGACTTTTGTCCATGCCTTGCCAAACTTTTCTTCGTTGAATGCCGCTGCCATTATGCTTGCAGAATATCCACTAAGGACGGTGCTTCAGGCTGTACTTCCGCCTCTGTTAAAATTTCGTCTATTTCTTCATCGGTAAGTTTGTCCTGGTTCATCGACTTCATCACTTGCTTCTTGGTCATGAATCCGTTTGCCAGCATCCAATCGAAATGCGCGCGTTCTTCCGCTTTGTCCATCACTTGTTCCGGCTCTGCGAAATCAACAGCATAGTCATCGTCAATGTTTACGCCGTGAAATGATGCAATTTCGCGGTCGAGCTGAAAGCGTGCGTGTTCAAACGGCCGCCAGATGTCATTTACCGATGCTTTGCGTGCATCCCAGTTTTCAATGTTTTCAATTTTTAATGCTATCCCGGATGACGCTTCTGAATCCACAAATCTTGCGACAAGGTGATTGTTCAGTGCCGTTGATTGAATGATGGACTTCGCCACGTTCAGAAGTTTCTGCGGATCGCCGCCTTCCAATCTGTTGAGTGAAGATCCGTCCGGAAGCATGATAACTTCATCAATGCTTGCGCGTATCGGCGTATCGTCATGAACGCCCGTTGCGTATTTAATTCCAAGCGAATCAATCCGTGCAGCTATCATGATCTGCTGCATCAATATATCAAGATGCTCGTTTGCTGAAACAATATCACTTGCACCGCATTGGAAAAATTCATCCACAAGTTCGGGATCGCGGTGTGCGAATGTTACCGGAATGCGTCCGTACACATTGACACCTTCATCATCCAAGTTCCAGACCTTGCCCTTCTGATCGAAACGGAAATGCTCTTCGTCTGACCAATACTCATACACCCTGTTCGTCCTGTCGTTCAAATTGGCAAGCGGATAATAGACTGCCTTCACTTCCGTTGATCCGGAAACGAATATCGGCCAGAAGTACGGCAGGATGTCGTATTCAAGGTGATCTTCTTCCCATCGTGATATAAGCCCCATGCTTCCCAAAAGGAAGGTCATCTTTTCCATCTGCCGCATCTTGGAATCAATGTCCCTCGGCAGAATGTCGTTGTATCGTTCGTTCGATCTCAACGGACTTTCCTTGTAAGCCAGCGATCTGGCGTTTACCATCCGCTTGGTGATGTTTGATGTGTATAATGGAAGCTGAATGCCTTTTTGAAAATAATCTTTAATGTGCGGCTCATGTTCGCCCTCATAGAAGTCCACAAACTTCATCCGGCGTTTTAAGTTCTTGTCATCAGCACGGGCGATTTCCTGCTTGATGGATTTGAGGACAATGTCTCTGGATAGGTCAGGAATAATCATGCCTGCCCCTGATGTAAATTTTTATAGAATGTCATAAGTGATTTCCTTACAAGTTTTGTCTGCGCCTTCGCCATTTTCTTCTGGAATTTCCACGCGGCAATCAGGCCGATAATAAAAAGCACGTTTAATGTGATGGATATGCCGAGGATGAATTCTACCATGTCTGATATGTGATCTTTCTTTCGCGGATCGGAAACAGCCAGGACACCGCGTAACCTATTGCGTCCGAGGCGTGCGTCTGTTCGATGTCGCGCTTGTCGATGTCGTTGTTCCGCCATACGTTCTGTTCAAAGTCCATCAATAGATTCGGCGCGTTTTCAATCGTCAATCGGCGGTCTTTTAGAAGTTTATTCACCGCATTCACCCTGTCCCTCACGTGCGGATTGGACTTCGGTGATAACACCTTGAAGCCGTATTGTCTCATGATCTCGTGATCTGACTGTGCTGACTGTGCTGCTGAAGTCCTGCGTGCCGATCCGGTTGCGTCCGGGTAGATGTTGATGCCGGGATATTTCTTTTGGACCGCTTCGGCCATGTCGTATGTGCCTGAATTCTTCATTCTGAATTCATCGAAGACGTGTATTTCTGAAGAGTTGTGTGCGAATATGAGAACGGTATTAGCGTCCACGTTGTAATCCTGCGCCCCGGATATGGTCCATCCTTCCAGTTCCCTGTGTAAAACGTGAATATCTCTGTCGAATTCTTTATACACCCTGCCCTGAGTCAGATTGACAAATTTTCCGTGTAAGTAAGCGTCGATCTGTTCCGGCGTGTATGCGCTTGTCAAATTTTCTTTATATTCGTCTGGTAAGTGCGGATTGTCCAATGTGGAAGCTCTAATCACGCCAATATCTATCTTGTTTGACTGTGATAGTTTATATCCCCATCCAAGAGATTCCGGCGTTCCTGTTAAGAATATCTCACGCTGTTCTGCGTCCGGATGCCTGACACGAGCCAGCATTTGATCGAATACATCCCGCTTCTGAATGAACGGCTCGTCTATGCCCGACCATGCAAGGTTCGGACCTCTTAATGAGTCCGGCTTGTCCCCGGATCCGATCCATATCCGTCCGTTCCAATTTGAAATGATGAATTCGCCCTTCAGTTGGTTGTAGGTATAATTCATGCCGGCTTTATCCATGATCTCTTTCAGCGTTATTATGATCGTCTTCTGACCCAAGTTGTGCGAAGGTGAAACGTACATTCCGGGCTGCGGTGCGTTTAGGTAAGACAGATACAGGCTTCTCAGCGCGCCGATGTACGTCTTGCCCGATCCGTACCCGCCGACCATCAGCTTGACGAAGTTCGGAAGATCCCACCACCGCCTCTGATGCGGAAGCATGTTTTCTTTTAGAATTTTGAATTTCACTCAACGATGACTTCATCCTTGATAATCTTTTGTTCAACGAATTCCTTCGGCTTGCCTTCTGTTCTGTCTGCAATAAACTGAACCGCCCAGGCACGGCCTTCTAAAGCGTATCCGAATACTTTGCTCATTACCACTTCCAGCTTGTTCTTGCTGCCGTCCTTCAATCCTTCTTCCTCACCGATCCTTCTTAATAAGTCTGGAATGGACTGTGATCCCTTTGGTCTGCCGTTAGGATTGCCGGATACACCCGGCTTGAATTGTCCGTTGGCTTTCCTGTTGTTTCCTGTTTCTTCAGGCACTTGCAGCCTCGATTCGTTCTGCCTTGTTTCCTGTAAACTCTTCCCATCGTTTAACAATTACATCGCAATAATGTGGATCAATCTCCATGCCGTAACATTTGCGTTTTGTTTTTTCACAAGCTATTAGTGTTGAGCCAGAGCCGAGAAATGTGTCTAATACAGTATTATTGGAAAAATTATTTACAAAATGAAGTGCTAAATCCACAGGAAATGTCGCATTATGGTTCTTGACTTTGTTTTTTGTCTGTTTGTGAATGTCGATAATGTTTGAAAGTGTGCCTCTAAACTTCTTTACTCCAATATGCCTATTCGCTTTTTCACTAAAACAATGTATGTATTCATATTCTGAATTAAGCACATTCTCCGCCATTGCTGGTTGTGAATGTTTTTTATTCCAAATTATAGTATCCGCATATCGTTCTTTCAAGTTGTGCAAATACTGTATCAATGCAATCTTATTACCTGAAATACTTTGAATATTCACAAATACATAATGGCAATAAACCAATGCTAATAATGTAAAATCTTCTAATAAGGATAAATAATCTTTGTTTGTTTTATTGTCCAAATCATTGGCATATTTTGATTGCTTTTTTGATTTCACTTCTGTTGGTGTCTTTCCAGCATTATATGGCGGACTTGTAAAGCAAATATCTGCCTTCTGCCCATCCATCAATAATTCAACATCTTCCTTCTTTGTCGCATCCCCACATAATACCCGATGCTCACCTAATAGCCACAAATCGCCTTGCTTTGTTATGGCTTCTTCTACTTCGGGTATTTCGTCATCGTCAATTAAACCTTGTGTCGGCTCATCTTCGTAAAATTGTAGTTCATCATCGGTAAATCCCCACTCAGTCAGTTCTCCCACATCAAAGTAATTCGCTAAAGCATCGAAGTCCCATTCACCGACGTTTTTATTTAGGCGGATGTTCAATTCTTTTTCCTTGTCCGGATTCAGATCCACCTCTACGCAGGGAATATCCTTCAATCCCAAATCTCGCGCCACTCTCAGTCTTTGATGTCCGCCGACCAGAATGTTTTTTCTGTCTTTATGTGTATTCACAATTAACGGATCAACAATTCCGAACCGGGACATTGAATCCTTCAAATTATGATATTGCTCTTTTGTTAGCTGACGCGGATTGTATTCTGCTTCAATCAATTTGCCGATCGGATAATAAACTGTTTTCATTTTGCCTGTTTTTTTATAGGACAATTCCCCGTTTTTGAAATTCCTGACGTATTTATTTCGGGCCGTGTCGGCCATAGTCTGTGTCATGGAATCCTTTTCCGTTCAGGATGAAGTTGGAAGATGTAATGATGCGTTCTGTTTTAAGTGAATTGCAGTTCGGACATTGTTCGCTATGCGTGTCATTCATGGCGCGGATCGTTTCAAAAATCCACGCGCAGCGTTTGCACTTGTAGTCGTATCGTATCATCTAAGGCCTTAGAGGTACGCCGGCCGTTCCTTTTATCGCCTAAGTTAGTTGCCTGTTATGCAGGCGGTGCGAGTGAGGAAGCCGGAAGCCTCTTCACCCTATTGTGGTGAATTAAACGGTCTGGAAGTGCTTACAGGCCCGGTGGAAGGCTTGTGATGCGGCTTGAGGTGATATACCTTTTAAGTCGGCTATCCCGGTAAAAGAAAAGCCCTGTATAGTGTGCATATACACGATGTCTCTCTGTAATTCAGATAGTTCGGGCCACGAAGACTCGGTGGCTTTTGCGAAATTCAGTTCATCAGAATCGTATTGATCCCGGTGATATAAATATTCTACGGCCAATTTGAAGACGTTTAATCTTTTGACCGCCTTTTGTGCGAGTTCGGCGTTTTCTTGGTTATATCCTTGATCCACGTTTCTTCTTTTTTTTGTATTGAATTGCCGTGCGTCCGTGCTTTTTCAGCCACTCGTTTTTATCATGGCGTTTTCTTTTTCTCATTTTTGCATCCTTATTCGGCATTCAAAGCCCTTTTCGCCCTATCTCCCTTGTCCAGGCTGATCTTTCTTCTGTCAAGTTCAGCGTCTATTTCGTAATGCTTTCTGTTAGCGTAGAATTCCAAAGCGTCGCGCAGCTTCTTATTCTTGGATAAAAGTTCCTGGCATTGCTTACAGTTAATCATCCGCCAACCACAAATAAACCGCCGCCGCCGCCGTAACCGATGATTTCTAAAATGAGTTCTAACATCTCGCCATCACAATCATTGGATTGTCCAATCTGTTTTCCCAAAAGAACAGAATCAGTTCTTCTGCCTTTTCAAGATCGGGGAATTGTA